ATAGCAGCTTCTTTTTGATTACGTAGAATCTTAGCACCAACTAATGCTTGGAAAGGACGGATCATACCAATAAGATTAGTACCAAACACAGCCTTTACAATAGTACGAGGTCCACTCAGTACTGAATTATAAAAAACACTTTGAAGTTCTGTACGTAAGCGACCTTTGATGTTTTTTCCGTTGACCTTGCCGCCCATTAGATTAGCACGAAGGTAATCATGGATGTGCTCTAAGGTACGGATGTTACCATCAGAAAGCTGATGAAGCTCCATTAGGTCACGCATCTGGTCGTACTTACCTTGCTTATTCATCTCATGGAGAGCACTAAAATACTCGTCCTGTTCCTTGGTAAGCTTTTCAATCTGCTTCTTAGTAGACTCTTTGACTGACGCAGGAACCATGCCTAGCTGCTGAAGCTTACCGTCAAGGCCCCACATGAAGCCCATCTTCTTATGCTCAGTCATAGCTACTTTCATAGCATCAAGAGTCATGCCGACCTGACGATCGATGGGTAGTTCATCAGCGATGTAGTACGTACCATTAGCAATAGCCTGGGCACGCATAGCAAGGCTACGGATAGTCAAAGTTAAAGCAGCTTTCTGAGTAGGTGAGGCTGTAACAATCTGATCACCGTCGGTGATATAGACACGTGCGTTCTTGGTTTTATCTTTAAAGTACTCACCGAAACGCTTAGCAATGTCACCGCCCTCATCAATCATAGATGTCATCTCGCTGGTTTGCTTGACAAACATCATGACAAGGTCATTGTAGTCCATCTTAGCAATGCCTTCTAGATCACCTCCTTTTTGGAAAGCTTTCTCTGCTAACTCTTTGGCAGATTTCAGGACAGTATCACGTATGGTTTTATCACCACGTGAGATCTGCTCCAGCATCGAATCTGTAAGCATCTGAGTGTGAGATTTACCTTCACCACCAAGCTTAGAATCAGAGATTGATTCTCTTGCAACCTGTGCAGCACTTGCAGTATTGTCTACAGTAGCACGTTCAGTGTTGTCAAACTTAGCAGGGTTGGTAAAAGGGTCTGGAGGGTTATCAGCATCACCACCTTCAAATTGACCACGACCTTCTTGCTTGTGTTTAGCAGCAACCTCATCTGCTGAGGTAGCGTGGTTGTTGTATGCTTTTTCTAGCTCTTGATCATGGACTTTGTTTCCAATTTCATTAGCCTCGTCTACGCTTTTACCTGCTTTACGGGCTCTGGCCGCGGCCCAGGATCCTTTAGCAAAGGCGCTTACACCCCAGCCAACCCAATTTAAACCAGCACCAGCAGTGACGGTTTTAATACGAGCAAGCCAAGGATTATCTTCAGGATCGTTAGCTAAAGCATTAGTAACCCATGGAGCAAGCCAAGGGGTATGTTCCTGGAGTAAGTTAGCCATGTTAGCACTTTCAGAGCTGTTAGACACAAGGTCAGCAACACCACCTTCAGCACCAATCTTAGCAGCTTTACCTACAAAGTTCAAGCGACGACGCGCCTGTAGACCTAAGCCAGCTCCACGAGCCATAGCAGCCCCGCGTACACCAAGCCTTAAGCCTCCTGTAGCTAAACCACCTGCACCGCCAGTAGCAACGGTTAACGCGCCAAATTCAACTAGACCACGAGCAAGCTTGCCTAGACCTGTTTTGTTTTCAGGCACCCAATCGTCTGGAATATCTAGCCAGTTTGCATCACCAGACTCATACTCAGAACTGAATGGGTTCTGTGTGTCATCAGTGGGTTGACCAAATAACTGATTAACACCAGTTTTAAATGTGTCACCTACTAGTTCAGCAAATCCACCTACACTTTCAACAGCATCTGCACCACCACCAGCGATGGCTGCACCGGCTTCAGAAAGAAACGTAGGTTCAGGTTCAGCAGGCTTGGTTTCAGGAATCTCCTCTTCTTCTGGAGGATCAGGTATCATAGCAGCTTCACGAATAGCACTGCCGATACCTTGTCTGTCGGCTTCTGTCAAGCCGAACTCAGGTACAATATGTTCTTGTTCCATTAGAACATGCCTCCTTTGTATTTTTCAAGAACAGACAATGTGTATTCTTGCATGTTGGGGTAACCAGCTCCTCCGCTGTATTTAGGGTTATCATACTCTTTCATGGCACCAGGGCCGCCGTACCAAGCAGCAGCAGCCATACGAATGATAGTCTCACGGTCTTGTGCTTTCTTAGCTGCGTCTTGGACGTAGCCTTCAAAAGCTTTTCTTGCTAAAGTTTCTTGATACGTTGGGTTGTTTCTAAAATCTTCTTGGGTACCTGGGTGAGGCATACCGTATTTTTTAGACCAAGACTTTACGTTTTTCCAAAGAATTTGATACTTACCTAAAGCAGGGTTTGTTGGTCCATACGAGTCATCATTGTAAGCTTTGTAGTTTCCAGAAGATTCTTGAAAACCAATAGCCTTCATTAGATTAGGCACACTAGCACTAATCTGTTCCATGCCTCTATTGATACGATTGTAACTCTGTCCAGCTAAGAATAAAGGTTTAAGATCAGGATTCTGCTTGATAATAGCATCGACTGTCTGAGCTTCTTTTGGCATCTCTAGCTTTGCCAATGAAGGTTGTTGCTTTGAACGTTGAGCGTTAAGAATTTCAAAAGCTGTTGACCCGCTCAACCGGGCCAATGCAAAAAACACAGAATCAGGAGTACCATTTTCAGTAAGTTCTAAGCGGTTAACAGGGATTTGTAAGTTTGAATTGATTGCAGGATTACTGTTTAGTTTGGATTGATTCTTATAACTATCTATAATGTTTTGAGTCTCAATGTATGCTTTACTAATTCCAGGAATGTTACGCTGATTAAATTGTTTAAACCCTTCATTAGTGGTGTAGTAGTAGATACTAGAATCATCATCCTTACCATCTTTAATAAACTGGCTAATCCTATCACCAGCCATTCTAATTGCATCAGCTTTGGAAAGTGGTGAATCAGTTCTTTGAGAATCTTGATAAAGACGCTGAGCTTCTGCAACCAGCTTTCTTTGAGCAGCACTTGTAGCAGCAATAGCATCAGCAGTCAAAGCTTTATTCTGATCATAGTCGCCTTTGATCCCACGAACTGTGCCTTCAATCTTTTTATTTTGTTCTTTGATGACATCATCCTGGCCATCACTAAACAAGGCATCAACAGAATACTTTTCATAGTCTACAGCTACATCAGCATCTAGCTTCATAAGCTGCTCTTTACTGATTTCTCCGCCTTGCTCTTTAAGGTACGCCTCAGCTAAAGCTTTTGATTCTTCTTGTCCAAAACGTAGTGGGACGTAAGCACGAGCATCGTTAATAATATCTGGATGATAAATCTCATATTTTTCAATTTCTTTTAAAGCAAGTATCTGATCAGTACCAGACAAGCTTCCATTATTAACCGCTGTCTTGTAAGCTTCGACTATTTGTAAAACATCAAGCTTACTATCTTTCTGCCTAAGGTCGAAGTCTGATACTTCTTGATTGATAGCTTTAGCACGAAGACCGTTGGCAGTGATTTCAGTACCATACAGTTGAAACAAATTCTTTTCACCAGCAGGGTGTCCTTTGATGTTTACGCTTGACACCATGGTAATCAAGTTTTCTACATTCTCAGGATCAGACGCAGCACGAGATTGAATAATTTTAATTAACTGCTGCCTTGCTGCTTGCCTTGGGTTAGTAACTCCTTGACGTTTAAAAGCGTCTGCAGACTGTACTAGGTACCCATTGATTGCAATATCAGCTTTAGGGAACGCTTGATTACCTGTCAAGGATTCTGTCAGGCTTACACTAGCAGTCTCAAGATCAAGTGTAGCACGTTCAATCTTTTGCTGTCTATAGTACTGCTTGCGGTGTACATTAGTCGCACTGTCAACCGAAGGGATAAGTGTGGTGTTTACTACCTTAGCACTTAGACCAGCAGGGTTATGATCTTTGATGTACTCATTCTGCAGGTAGTTAACTGCAGCTTCATACTGATCAGGCTGACTAGGGTCATAGTCTTTAATTTTAAATGCTGGCCCACCATTTGGGTCCTGAATTAAAGTCTCGTTAGTAGAAAGTTCGTTGTCAAGGTAGACCCCAAAGTTTGTACCAGACTCTTTCATGGCTGCCAACTGATAGCCATGCTCTTTCCAGCGAGACAACTGACGTACTTGGTCAGCAGCCTCATCAGTAGGAGCGTTCTGAGATATTTCAGTTGCTTTTACATCCAGGTCATAGCTACGGTTAGCTGCCTCCTGAACTTCTTTTTGTTGCTGTTGATAAGCAGGACCTTGCTCTGCATAGATTTTCTTACCTTCTTCAATCTCTCCTTCAATTCTTCGTTTTTCAATGTCAACTAGATCTTCTTCAAGAAAGCTAGTTAAAGTGTTGCTGAACTTTGATAGTGCTTTTAATTCGTAATCAGAGTTGCTAGCCTGTATTTCGCTAACACGTCTCATTTCACTGATTTCTTGAGAAGCTTGCTTCTCCATTCCTTGGACCCGTTCCCGTCCCTGTTCTTTAATTTGCTGAGCCTCTTGGCGCATACGCTTAGAGGGGTCAATAACAGTACGGTTACGGAAGCCAACTGATTGTGCGCTACCTTGATATGCCATAGTTATCTGTTTTTGATGTTGTAAATAGCTGATTCTGTACTTAATCCTGCGCTAACTCCACTCACGGCTGAGCCAAGTAAGCCACCTGCTAATGCAAGTCCAGAAGGCCCTTGGGCTTTGATAGGCTTGATAGGCAGGAAAGATGCTTGTGGTGAAAGTGGGTCTGCTGGTAGGTTGTTCCAAGCTGCTACATTAGAAGAGTGTTGATCCAGAAGAATACCTTCTTTCTCAATACCAGATGCACGCCTAGCATCATAAAGAGTCTGCTCAATTTCAGCCATTTCAAATCCAAGCCCACGCTCTTCATTTAAGGCTTGAAGCAAGAACGATTGCCCAGCCTTTCCTGTGGCTAATACTGAACCTTGTGCCTTGATAGCAGCAGCCATGTTACGCTGTGAGCTGAACGCTGCTGTTGTTCTTTTCTCGTCTAGTTTGTGATCAGCCGATGCTACCGCACGATTGGCTTCTGCTTGGTTAGCAGTAAGCTGAGCATAGTACGCATTCTTAGCTGCAGTCGATGCTTTTAATTCAGCTTGATATGCACGGCCTTTCTCTTGATCACGGGCAGCAGCAATCTGCATATCTCGTTGATACCGTTGCTGAGCAATAGCGTTAGACCGTGCTACTGCAGCCTGTTGTTGTTGGTGCTGACCAATGGCTTGCATGCCACCGCTTACAGCAGTAAGCACTCCAATAGTTGCACTTATGGGTTCACACATAATTTCATAAATTGAATGAGAGGGACACCGTTGTGAACGTAGTATTTAATAAATTTGAACTTAAGAAGCTTTAAGAGTTTGATGTGACTTTCATTCCTCATATCTGCGTGGTTCCACAGGTATGTGTAAGGAAGACTATCAAGCCACCTCCTGGCTTCTCTTATAAATGTATGCGGGTATTCTTCACTGGCTTTAGTGCATAGCATCCAGATCTTATTGTCTGGCGTTATGCCTGCCACACCGGCAGCCTTGCCGTTGGGCACAGTGAAATAAACAGAGTAAGCAGAACGATAATAAGATTCCAGGACCGCTGCTGGTGCAGTCAGCCCTGTTGTCTCTTCTACTTCTCTTATGTCTTCCCAACGCAGATCCTCACCAACTTCTAGAGCTAGTTGAGGGGTGCATGGTTGAATGTACTTACCGACGTACGTGTCGCTTTGTGTCATAACGTCCGTCCCAGCTTGCTGAGACTATAGTAGCGGTGAAAGGGTCAGGGACTTTAATGGTAAGAGTATATTTCTCATTCTTTCTATGGACTGGAACCTTAACAGACTTATACAGCTTAGATGGTACAGCATTGAATTCACCCCTGTCAACCTCCATTCCAGATTCATACTGGATATAGCTATCAACCTGTGGTGAGGTCAGATGGAACTCCATAGGACCAGAGATACCCATCTCAAAGTTGATACGAGAAATCCGTAGGTCTCCATCAATATCATACTTACCAGGCTGTACAGCATAGTAGAAGTTAGGTAGCTCAATCTCAGTGATGTACTTGTATCCAATAGCAACATTACCAGTAGTCAGGTCAATGTTATTAAAAGTAGCAGTAGTGCCGGATACACTATCAGGGACTCTGACAACACCAGCGTCAGTACCGCTGAGGAATACAGCCAGCATACTATAGTTACTGTCATAAGTATAAGGAAGAGTGACTGTAGATACTTCTGTGGTAGAATTATAAGAGGCTGACGCTATGGTCATGTTGTCCAAGGTAGCCTCAAACCTACGACTAGTGTCACCTGTACCTACTTGATAGCTACGAGTGTTCGTTGTATCAACCACCATTTCATGGCGTGACAGTATGTACTGGCTTCCCTGTAAAGAGATAACGTATTGGTTACCTGCTGTAAACAGGCTATGTACTAGGCTGCCTGTAAGTGTCCAAGTGTACCATGCAGACTGCTCACGCTGAGTGCCTGTGTCATAGTATTTGTAGAAGTATAGTGTTGATGTACCACTCTTTCCATAGCTTGCAATGCCAGTCTGTGAAGAGTTAGATACATGATCTACATCTTTTGGGATAAACTCAGGTACAACACGAGTCTGTTCTACCACCTTAGGAGGCACAGTCTCATCTTGAATCACCATCTCAAACACACGTGTGTGTGCTGCGCTGCCAGTGCTGAACATAACAGAGGTGCCAAGATCTATCGGTCTGACAGTTGGACTACACTCGTATGACGCTAGCTTCTTTAACTGAGCAGTACTAGTACTAAGAGCATCAGACTCAGTAAACAGCATGAACTGGGCAGACTCACTGAACAACACCAAACCTTTTTGAATAGGTATTACATGGTTCAGGAAAGCAGGCTTGACGTCAGAGGCTGCAATGTCAATCGGATCTGCATCACTAGTAGTAATTGCTGAAACAATAAAGAAGTTAAAGTAATCAGCAGGCTGACTAAGGATGACATTCTCACCTGAGATAAACCCAAGACGGTTACGGTAAAAGAAGATATCCTTGATACCCTTACCTACAAAGGTAGGGTCTGGGTTGCTGGTTATGTCACCTACCTGTCTGTCAATCCAGTAGTTATCTGGATCAGAGGATTGGTTTAATGTACGGAAACTGAATGTACCGTCACGGTTATTAACCAAAGCATGAGGCATTGTGGATGGGTTTAGCCCTGCTACAATACCAGGAGCTACAGTCTCTTCCCATGAACCAGTGCCTACAGTACCATTGTCAGCTACAAACTTAACAAAGTAATCATCAGCTTCAGACTCTTCAGTGTTTGACACCTTAGCGATGTAGCCATCCTTACATTGTTGAGGAAGCTTACTTACGTTAGGAGCAGAGTCTTGGATAACTTCAAGAGAGTTGTTTACTGTACCGCCTCTGACTTCAATAGTAAAGCTAGAACCAGAACTAATAAATAAACCATCACCAATAATCTCTACAGTAACACCACTATAAACTGACTCAATGCTGGCTTTTAAACCACCAAGAATAGTGTTAATACTTAAGGTGCCTTTGTCAGGGTTCTTTGGTGTACTGAAGAAACCTACATTACTATCAGAGTAAGTCTCATATGGTTCAACAGAATCTACTGTGACAACGTAATTGATACCTGCAACATTAACATTAAAGGTTTCACCATTAGTTACGTTATGTCCTGGGTCTTGTAGTACTACTTCAGCGTTGTACTGTGCACCATACTTTGCTTCATGGTTGCTGGTGTAATCTCTGACGTAGACATTACCATTAACAACAACAGTACATTTAATACCACTGCCTGCTCTGAATTTTTCCTGCTTACCTGCATACTGAATAGGTCCCTTGACTCCAGATGATGGCTCGTCTTGCCAGCTAGAACTAGTAGTACCATTTCTAACAACACTCAAAGCACCAGCTCGGTTCTTTGTAGTAGCAGTTAGGTTAGAGCCATTGATAGCAACCACGTACTCTGCGTTGTACGCCACTGTATTGATCGAAACAAAGGCATAGTTATTACTGAACGTAGGAGTAGTTCCCGTCGTTCCTACGGTCTGCTGGGGGTTAGTGATGAGGGTATAGTCACCAATAGTCTGGAGACCATACGGTTGAGTAGCACCAGACAGGTAACTAAAGCTACCACCGACAGACTGCTCAACACCTGTATCTAAGTTCCATACTTTGATACCACTGGATGTAATCTGGCCAACAAATTTTTCATCAGAATCTCTAATGATTTCAAACCATTGACCGCCAGAAGATGCATTGGACAGCGCCGCAACGAACTCACCAGGAGCACGCTTAGACAAGCCAAAGGTTACATCAGGATATGCATTGTCACACACCCTGAGCTGACCAGGAAACTTAATAAAGTCTGGCTGCTGTGAGACGCCTCCAAGAAAGTTTTGAATTCGTTGATTTACTGCTGCCATAGTTATCTACTAACTGCTTGGAAAGGTTTGTAGGCGGTGTAAGGGTTGCGGAAATCGGTGCCTTGGAATACGTTGTAGCCTGCTTGCTGAGTATCATACTCAACAGCCAATGCACGGAGCTGTGCTTCATCTACTGCTAAGAGCTTAGCACTCTTCTCATCAGCTACCATACGGCTAACAGCAATACGGGAAGAACGTGCAGAGATGTAGTCTCGGAAGACCTGAGGGATATCATCAAAGTCAAAGAACCAAACAATATCACAGAACAGTGTATCAATGTCTTTGAACTTAAAAGAGTGAGAGTACCGATCGTATAGCTTACCATCCCTCTTAACCACATCATATGAATCTTGATGCTTATAACGGTTAACGTCCAGTCGTAGGACAGTGGGTGGAATTAGCACCTCGTCGTTGGTGTCTACCACAAACGGGAACTCATATTCAGTATTGTACACCCAACCCTCAGACTGAACTTCACGACAAATCTGTCGAAGAGTGTTCTGAGCAATAGCAACTTCAGGGCTTTGGGTTTCTAGTGTATTGACAGGAGACTCACCTACACTCATTAAGATGTAGTTAACAGCATCCAATTCTGTGGACGTTGCGTACGAAGAAGATGTCATGATATAAAAAAAAGGACCCCCGAAGAGGTCCCAGTATAGAACAAAGATGGATCAGAATGCAGAACCAGCAGTGCTGGTAGCATGCAGTTCCACACAAGCAGCAGGATTAAGATAATCCGTACCCATGCTGAGACGCCCAAGAATCACGTCACCTTGGTAGATCACGGATACGTCTCCACTGGTGACTTGCACCTGTGGTCCAATGGTTTCAACAACACCGGCAGCTTCTTTCTGGAAGATAAGTCCGCAAGAAGTGTCGAAGTCAGAAGCACCACCGTAGGGGTTGTTCTCGCCGGTGGCAGTAGCCTCGACGTCAACGCCTACAAAGGAGCCAGCATTATCGATGGTAGAAGAAGTACCATACTTACCCAGGAAGGGAAGGTTCATGGACTTGTAGATCTTGATACCAGCGATCGACAGGACGCCTTGACCTGACTGCAGAGCGGTGCCCTGCTCGTCACGATTAATCAGAGCATTGCTGCTGACGTTCTCGATCAACGAGTAGAATTGGCGTGGCGACAATACGGCGACACGTCCGTCCTGAGCAACTCCCTTCTCATCCAAGACTGCTGCGGCTTCAAAGAAGGCGGCAACAATCTTAGTAGAGTCAAGAGCGTCTGCTGCTGCACCAGTACCAGATCCAACTTGGACCTGAGTACCACCTGGCTCAACCTTACCGGTTGCAGACACAGGGTGAGCGGCGCGAGCACCACGTACAATAGAACGGAAGATGCGACGGTCATAGTGCTCAGCAAGAGCGTAGCCGATCTTCTTAGAGATCTCACCACGAAGCTCATAATGAGACAGGGTCTCGTCGAGGTCATAAACGAACGCACTGGAGACCAGCAGGTCGTCAACAACGATGGTCTTCTCAGCCACCGGTGGATCACCAGAGCCAAGGATGGGGGTACCAGGCGTATGGAAACCAGCGTCCATGCGTCCAGTGTAGATGAACTGAAGAGACTTACCGTTCTTCAGTGTACGCTTCATGACAAGGTCACGAGCGATGGTGTTGTGCTGAAAGCCTTTGAACATTTCACCTGAAAAGAGCTTCAGGTAAAGTTCATACTTATCACCACTACCACCATAACCAGTACCGGTACTTAGATTAGACCGGCCTAGCGCAGATTGTGTAGCGTTAGCCATTGTTAATTAAAGAAATAATTTTATCAGAACTCTAAACGTTTAGAAAAATTTGTAGCCAAATGTTGTGGTCTATCCCACCGTCTAGACGGCTAAGGGTATCCCTCGTAAGGGGCCAAAGCCAATAAGTGAGGGGAGGAATCGAACCTCCCCCTGTGTCACCAGATCACTTGGTGTATGCTACACCACGATAACGTAGCGAGTCAGAGCGATAGTGCTCAGCACGCTTACGCTGATTTTCGATGAAACGAATAAGGTTAATAGACATAGTCCGTACAAAATAAACCTAACCCCCGTTCCATGGCTAGGCAACATGCGTCCGAATGGATGAACGTACGAATACTACTTTTTATTTACGCTGCGTACCTACGTTTCTTTACAGGCTTTGCAGTTTTAGCAGAAGCTACAAAGTCAGAATTTTTAGGAGCACCAGGAGAACCAGGCTTCCTCATTGTTTCGCCGCTGCCACCAGCAATACGTTTTTTCTTAGCGTGAATGTTTGCGTATAATCCAGGTTTAGCCATAGCGTTTCTTTGATTTTTTCTTGGCAAGAGGTAGTTGTGGGCCAGCTTTTTTTAAAAAGGTATCTTTCTCGTTAGGGTTAGTTGATCCTTTACCCTTATCGTAGATCTTCTTACCTTTCATGGCACCTTTATGATCAGGGCCAATCTTAAAAGAGGCGGCAATGGTCAGTTCTTTACGCGATTTTTTTTTGTTTGCCACAGTTCCATTTACGAAGAGCGAGTGCTTTGCGGGTCGGGCGACCCTTACTATCTTTCATTGGCCCTTTGACTCCTCCCATGCGAGCACAAAAGGACCTCTTACGGCCAGCAGCTTTTTTAGTTTTAGGGTTGGGAGCAGGTGGTTTTAAGTTAGCACCTTCCTTCTGTTTAAAGTGTCTCCTGCCCGCTGCGGTAAGACCGCCAGAGGGACTTTTGTGTTCTTTACGCATTAGCCAATAGATGGTGCAGTCAGTGCTACCTGTGTGGTAGACGCTGCTGCTAGATCAAGTGGGAAGTTATGTGCATTACGCTCATGCATCACTTCCATTCCAAGTCCCGCACGGTTAAGTATGTCAGCCCAAGTAGGGACAACACGGTTCCCAGAATCGACAATGGATTGATTAAAGTTGAATCCGTTAAGATTGAAAGCCATAGTGCTAACACCCAGGCTTGTAAACCAAATGCCAAGCACAGGCCATGCAGCCAAG